TATGCTTCTGCGAAAGCAAGAATATAGGAATGTGGAAGCACTTCACCAAACACAGAGAAGGTTTTAGCCACGTTTTTGCTATTAGATTTGATACTAAACACGATATATGGACAAAATATGAGTTTAGTACGCATGGCTTTAAGTTTGAGAACTACAAAGACGATGATGCTGATTTGCTGTGGGCAAATATGATGAACTATTGGACTTGTTTGGAAGTAGAAGTACAAAACAAGCCGATTTATATGCCAAGGCTTATGTATTGTGTGTCTTTCATTAAGCATATCGTTGGTTTAAGGAAGTTTTGGGTATTAACGCCATATCAACTCTATTGTGAATTGCTTAATAATGGTGCTGTACTCATGTTTGATAAAAAAGGAGATACTAATGGGTAGTGTTTTTTCAAAACCCAAGATGCCCGGCAAAACACCAGAGCAACTTGCGGCTGAACAAGCTGAAAAAGACAGATTGGCTAAATCTGAAGCTGAAGATGAACGCCGTAAGAAAGAAGCGGAAGACAGAGCTAGACAAAATTTAGTTGGTCGCAGGTCATTGCAAGAAGCTGGTATGGAAGGCTATACAGGTTATCGCAGGAAACAAATGGGTGCGGCACAGCCTACATCGGCTGGCGGCTCTATGGGTACTTCCGTTACTGGAATTTAAGGAGCTAATATGTACGGTGCAGGACAAGGTGACGGCAATCCAACCGTTTCTGGTGGTGACGCAAAGCAAGAGCTGAAACGTGTCATGGACAGATACAAAAAGGCCAAGGGTCGCTGGAACTCTTGGTCAGATTTGTGGGAGGAAATTTATGATTACGTTATTCCTCATCGTGAGAGCTTCTTTCAGGAAAGCAGTGCAAATCGTAGAACAGAGAATATCTATGACGAAACTGCTGTTGTTGGTCTTCCTAAGTTTGCTAGTCGCCTACAACTTGGTTTTTTTCCTCCTAATGGTCGTGCATTTAGACTCGCCCCCGGTCCTGAGTTTCCAAACGAACTAAGAAGCAAGTCTTTAGATGAAGAACTAGATAGGATTACAGACCTAATTCACGAAGGTTTGCGTAATTCTAACTTTAATGCAGAGATGCATGAGGGTCTTCAGGACTTAGGTATTGGAACGATGAACCTTCTTGTAGAAGAGGGTCGTTTCCAAGGTGATTTACACTTTTCATCCGTACCTCCAACTAATTTGGCTTTGCTACCCGGTCGAATGGATGGTGTCTCCGATTGGTTCAGATGGAATAACAATATGGATATCACCGAAGTAAAGCATCGATATCCTAAAGCTAAATACTCTGAAAAGATGATGTCTGAGCAAAAGCGCAATCCTACTAGAAAGACTAAGATTGTTGAAGCTACTATTTATGATGAGACAAACAGATTTAAAGACGAATACACATATTACCTGATATCTGAGACAGATAACGAAATTCTTATAAAAGATACGTTTAAGGGTCGTGGGTCTATCCCTTGGATTACTACACGCTGGTCTAAGTCTGGTTTTGAAGTATGGGGAAGAGGTCCTGTTCTTCAGGCTATGCCAGCAATTAAAACATTGAACTTAACAGTACAGTTGATTTTAGAAAATGCTGAAATGGCTATTGCTGGTAGTTATATATATGATGACGATGGTGTATTTAATCCTGACAACATCACGATACAACCCGGAACTTTTATTCCTAGAAGTCCTGGGTCAACAATATCACCATTACAGAGTGCTGGTAGATTTGACGTAGCACAGCTTGTTTTAGACGATATGCGTAGAAATGTACGCAAAGCGTTGTTTATTGATGAGCTAGATACCAGACCTAATGCAAGAACACCACTTTCTGCGACAGAAGTATCTGAGAGACTAGCTGATGTAGCTAGAGACATGGGTGCTGTAGCTGGTCGTATGCAGAAAGAGTTTTTACAGCCGCTAGTAGAACGTGTTGTTTATATCTACAAGAAGCAGGGGCTGTTAGACATACCGAAGGTAGATGGCAGGGAATTGCGTATCGTCCCAGTCTCTCCACTCCTCAGAGCGCAAGACCAGCAAGACGTGTCTGATTTTGTACGCTTCCAACAGACAGTCGCTTCTACCTTCGGACCTGAAATAACTCCTATGCTTTACAATCAGGAATCTGTGATTAAGTACCTTGCCGCTAAGTTCGGTATTCAAGAGGAGCTTTTAGCTGAAGCAAGCCAAGTACAAGAGAATGTACAAACAATGCAACAGCTAATGCAAGCCCAGCAAGGGATGCCGCAACAATGAAGGAGAAGATAAATGTCTCAGTCGATGGTCGTGGATACAGCAAAGAAGTTGACAAAGACCTTAATAGTAAAGCCTATGGTCTATTCGGCTCAGGTATCGGAAAAGATTTTCTACATTACTTGGAGTCGCTCACAACGAATAACATATATCCTGCAGGGACTGGAATCGAAACTCTAGCCCATGCAGAGGGTGCTAGATGGATTGTCGCTATTATGAAAGCTAGATGTGAACAAGGGAGAAAACAGTCTGATGGCTAAACCAGCTAATCCAGCGTTGTATGCAAGAGCAAAAGCTATGGTTAAGAAAAGGGTTAAGAAATGGCCTTCTGCTTATGCGTCTGGTCAACTGGTACAGCAGTATAAGAAAATGGGGGGCAAATACAAATGAGCCTCACCAAATGGTTTGATGAGAAATGGGTAGATATATCCACAAAGAAAGATGGTAAGCATCCTAAGTGTGGACGGTCTAAAGGTGATGGTCGGAGTTATCCTAAATGCGTTCCCTCGTCAAAAGCGGCATCTATGAGTCCAGCCGCTAAGAAAAAAGCAGTGGCTCGTAAACGTGCTACCAACCCTAGTGGCGGTGGTAAGAAACCTACTTATGCGAGGACGTAATGGCTAAATCACCAGCTTGGCAACGTAAAGAAGGCAAGAACCCTGAAGGCGGTTTGAACGCTAAAGGTAGGGCTTCGTATAAAGGGGGCAAGTTAAAGCGTCCTGTATCTGCAAAGGAAGCTAAACGCTCTCCAAAAGCAGCCGCTAGACGTAAGAGCTTTTGTAAGCGGATGATGGGTATGAAAAAGAAGCTTACATCCAAAAAGACGGCTAATGACCCTAACAGCCGTATCAACAAAGCACTAAGGAAGTGGGATTGTTAAATGAGTGAAGAGGTAGAAGCACAAGTAGAAACCAGCGAAGTTCAGACTGGAGAGTCGGAGCAACTTCAGGAAACTACTCAAGAAAGACCTGATTGGCTTCCAGAGAAGTTTGACAGGCCAGAAGAACTTGCGAATAGCTATGGCGAACTAGAAAGAGCGTTTTATACACGCAAAGAAGAATTACGAAGTCAAATAGTAGAAGAGCTAAACCAAGAAGCTTCAAGCAATGCACCTATTAGCCCGGGTGACTATGAATTGCAGTTTGAAGCACCAGAAGGCATTGAGTACAGCGTGGCTGATGATGACCCAATGGTAGATTGGTTTAGAAGTACTGCACACAATTACGGTTTATCTCAGGATGAATTTAATGGTTTAATGAATGAATATATTCAGATTGATGCCATGAGAGGTCCTGATTGGAATCAAGAATCAGAATCATTAGGCGAATATGCTGAAAAGCGTTTAGAGCGTGTAGATGGGTGGGCGCACAATAATCTAAGCTCAGAAGCCTACAACGTATTTGCTAATGTTCCAGCATCTGCTGGCATGGTTCAATTGTTTGAAGAATTGATGGAACTGAATGGTCAGCCTCAGTTTAACATGACTTCAGACTCAGAGTTTCAAGAGCGTATCAGTCGTGAGGACTTAATGTCCATGCAAAACGACCCACGTTATTGGAAGGAGAAAGACCCAGCTTTTATCTCAAAAGTAAGAGCAGGGTTTGCTCAACTAGCAAGACAAAATGGATAATGTGAATTTTCTTATTTTGGCTTATATGAAACTGTGATTGTACTAGAAGGCCTTGACGCAAGGGATAATCGGAAACGACCCCAAGTAGATAGATAACCAGAAAGAACAAAACTTAACTGTAACTTGTAAAAGGAGGGTGTTATGGCAACACCAACAATTGATACCTCCTTTATCGAGGAGTTTGAATCTGGCGTCCACATGGCGTACCAGCGTCAAGGCTCTAAGTTGCGTGGTACTATTCGTACAGCTAACGGTGTAAAGAATAAGACCACCTTCCAAAAAATCGGTAAAGGTTTCGCTACTACTAAGGCTCGCCACGGTAACGTAGCACCAATGAATCTCGACCACACAAACGTCTCAGTAACCCTTGAGGATTACTTTGCTGGTGAGTGGGTGGATGATTTAGACCAACTGCGGATTAACCACGATGAAATGCTTGTCGCACAGCAGTCAGGTGCTTATGCACTAGGCCGCAAGACAGATGAGCTGATTCTGGCCGCAATGGACACAACTACCAATAGTCTTAACGAAACAACTAACGGTATTACACTGACATGGGCATTTAGCCTGATGGAAGCATTCGGTAACAACGATGTTCCTGATGATGGTCAGCGTTACTGTGTTGTTGGTTGGGAAAACTGGTCACAGTTGATGGACATCGATGAGTTCTCTCGTGCTGAATATATCGGTACAGAAAACTTGCCATTTGCTAACTCAATCACTGCAAAGCAGTGGCTGGGCTTTACATGGTTTCCGTTCTCAGGCCTAGACGAAGCTGGCTCTGGTAACGTAGACCGTAAGTGTTTTGCTTGGCACTCTTCAGCAGTAGGTCATGCAATTGGCTCAGATGTTTCATCAAACATGCAGTATCACAACGATAAGGACGCATACTTTGTTCTGAATAAGATGCAAATGAATGCTACCCTCATCGATGCAGATGCATGTTACGAACTGCAACTGAAGAAATAAGGAGAGGTTCTAATGGCACTCGTAATTGCAGACTTCACCTTAGTCAACTACTCAGGCAACGGCTTTCATATTTGGCACTACAAATCTACTGCCGATGCTCTGAACACCATTGATGCGGCTGGTTATTTTAATAACAAGTCCAGCGAAATCAATGTTGGCGATGTAATCTTTATCAATGCCTCAAATGGCTTTGGTATTGCTACTGTTGTTTCAAACTCTGGCGGTGTAGTCGATACAGGCGACATCGTTAGCATGACAACAGATAGTCGCTAATGGCTAAAACACCAACAAAGAAGGCGGCAGAGAAATCTGCCCCTTCACCTTCCCCAAAAGAGAAAACTGTCCGTGGTGGCAAAGTAGTTTTTGGTAAAGGCGTAACTTTAGGAAAGAATGTAAAATGACCCCATGCAAATCATGTCCATACCCAGGAAAGTGCAGAGCCGCAGGCAAGTGCTTAAATCCTCCAAAGGGTTCTAAAAATATGGGTAACAAAAAATCAGGATACGGTAAGTAATGCCTACTACTCCATCCACTGATATTGAAGTTGCACAGAAGGCTATGGTCTTAATAGGACTAGAGCCTTTGACTTCATTTACAGATGCTACAGATGAAGCATTGGTTGCTAACACAATATACGAGGATGTAGTTACTGACTGCCTTGCCCAGCATAACTGGAACTTTGCAACAGGTCAGAAGCAATTGGCCAGACTTACTGCCGCACCATTAGATAGATGGGATGCGGCTTATAACTTACCTACTAGCCCAGCAGTTGTTCAGGTACTTACAGTCACTATTGACGATGTACCGCAACCATACGACATTTATGAGCGTTATGTATATATCAACGCTGAAGTGGCTGATGATGTTGTTCTTAATTATATCTTTAGGCCTGATACTCAGTATTGGCCTCCTGCATTTACTATGTGGGTTATTTTTAGACTTTCATCTGTTTTGGCTTTGTCTGTGACTAGAAAAGGCGATATAGCTAATTCTTATACAAGACTTGCAGAAGAACAGTTTAGAAAAGCAAAGGCCAGAGACTCACAGCAAGTAACGACACAAGGTATTCGTTTGAACCGTTACGGCAGAGCAAGAGTTGGTGCATACCAGCAAATAGAAGGCACATAATGAATGGCTCTATTACGTCAGTTTTACACCAACTTTACAGCAGGGGAGATTACCCCATTACTGTCTTCAAGAGTTGATTCAAATGCATACAAGAATGGTGTAAAAAGCTTAAAGAACTTTCGTATTCTATCTCAGGGCGGTATTAGACGCAGAGGTGGATTACGTTATCTTCAGGAACTTTCAGATATTCCATATCAAGCAGAGTCTTATGTTTATGACGAAGACGAAGCTTATATTCTTCTATTCTCTAACACTCAGTTAGATGTTGTTGATGTGTCTGACCCAACAAATATAGCTGACACAATTACATCATGCCCTTGGACAACTAGCGAAATAGGTGATTTAAGAGTAGCTCAGTCTGGAGATACAATGATTATTGTGCATCCAGATATGCTTATGCAAAAACTTACCAGAACATCAGCTTCTACATTTAGTTTGGCTGATTTTGACTTTACCCATGATGGTGATGCTCATTACGAACCTTTCTATCGTTTTGTTGACCCAGCAGTTACTATCCAGCCTCAAAATACAAATACAAATTCTCAAAATTTTACTGCAAGTACTTCTATTTTTTCATCTGCTTGGGTTGGAGAGCATATTGAATATACAGATAGTGCAGGAACTGTTGTTCACATTGAAATAACTGCTTACGTTTCTGGAACTGTAGTAACAGGAAATTTTAGCAAAGCAGTAGCTAACACAAACGCTAGGGATACTTGGAAAGAATCTGTATTTTCTGAAAGGCATGGATATGCTAGAAGCGTTATGTTCCATGACCAAAGACTGATATTTGGTGGTTCAAGGGATTTGCCCAACCATTTATTTATGTCAAAAACTGGTGAGTTTTTTAATTTTGACGTAGGTACTGGATTAGATGATGAGTCTATTCAAATTCAAATAGCTGAAAACCAAGTATCTGAAATCAAATCCCTATCTTCTTTCAGGCATTTGGCTATATTTACATCTGAGCAAGAGTTGTATGTTCCTACAACTGAAAACAAGCCATTAACACCTACAACAATTGCTGTTAAGAAGCAGACTTCATACGGTAGCGGTGAGGTAGTTCCTGTCGAATTTGATGGTGCTGTTGTTTTTCTAACAAAGTCAAAGGGTGCTGTAAGAGAGTTTGTATTTTCGGATATAAGCCAAGCTTATAATGCTGATGCCCTTACTTTGTTATCACCACATTTAATTGGCGTTCCAACAGAAATGGTTGCTCAGCGTGAAGCTGGCGACCAAGTAGAAGCCTATCTTTATCTTATAAATGAAAATGGCAAAATGCCTGTTTTTATGTCTATTCGTAAAGAACAGCTTCAGGGCTGGGCTGAATGGTCAACTCAAGGTTCTTTTAAAAATAATGTTGTTGTAAACAGGGTTGTTTATGTAATTTGTGAAAGACAAATAGATGGAGGTACTTTTACTTCACTAGAAGTACTGGACAATGAATACCATACAGACAGCTCAATTAAAGACACTGATTCTACGGCAAAAACAAACTGGACTGTAGCACACCTTCCTAATACTCAAGTTGTTGTTAAATCCGATAATTACGCAATGGGTACATATACAACAGATGCTAGTGGTAATTTTACACTAACAGCCGCTGTTGATAATATAGAAGTTGGCTTAGACTTTACCCCAGAATTAGTTACATTACCGCCAGAGTTTCAGCTTCCTGATGGCATATCTTTTGGACAGAAAAGAAGAGTGGTTCGTGCTGTTATAGATTTGAATGAAACTCTTAATGTTAAAACAAAAGGAACAACTTTGTTGATTAGAAGAGTGACAAATAACTTCGCTAATCAGCCTGACCCTATTACTGGTCGTAAAGAAGTGTATTTACTAGGATGGGGTAATGAAGGTACTGTAACAATAACCCAAGACCAACCATTGCCTATAACGATTAACGGTCTGTTGCTAGAGGTAGAAGTGTAATGGGCGTAGAAATGGCTATTGCTGGTGCTTTGATTGGTTTAGCTGGTGCTAGACAACAAAAAGCAGCCTATGAAATGGAAGCAAAAGCTTACGAAGAGCAAGCTGACATGGCTAAAATACAGGCTCGTCAACAAGAGTCTGAAAGACGCTCTCAATTGCGTAAGCAACTTGCTTCATTGGGTACATCTATGTCTTCTCAAGGAGTTGCCCTTACTCCGAATCAAGGCTCTGTGGGTGCTATTAAAAAGGGTGAAGTAGATATAGCAAAAGCAGACATATCATCAATAAAGCTTATGGGTATGAGCAATAGAAGAAAGTACGATATTAGTGCGGCTGGTTCTAGGGCGGCAGGAAAAGCTACAATGACCACTGCAATAGGACGTGCTGCTGGTCAGGGATACAGTATTAGTCAAGGTGGGTCAGGATTTGCATAATGGCTTTTAAACCAACAAAAGGAAGACAAGTATTTACTCAACCCACAGGTATGCCCAATTTGTCAGGCTTTAAAGAAGCGGCAAGGGCTTACACAGAACTTGGTCAAATGGCATTTAATATTGGAACTGACATAATGAAGTCAGAGTACAATGATGCTATTCGCCAAGCTGAGATTGATGGCAAAACTGCTGGTGTAACCTACGACAAAGATAACAATCTTGTTCCTTTGACTAATCTTAACTACGGCAAAGAAATATCTTTGTTTGCTAAAAATGACCAAGAAGCAGTTGCTCGTAAATACAGACAGTCTGCTATAACAAGCTATGTTTCTGCCGCATCAAATGACATTAGAATTTCTGCTGAACAATCATTGGGTGCTAATCCAAATGACCCAGATAAAATTAGAGCTAATTTAGACGGTTATCTTCAGGAACTAAAAACTCTTGAGCCAGAGATTTATTCTTCATTAGCTCCTAAAGCTGTAGCTGAATATACAATTGCTGAAAACAAAGCATTAGCCCAGCAACAAAAAGAAGCTAAAGAATACAATGTATCTCAGAATGTAAGCGCATTTAAAGCAAATGCAGTAAAGCTGGGTGTGCATACTGCAAAAGGTCCTGTTGATGAAAATTACTTACCAGCAGAAGGTCAAGAGCTTTTAATTCAAGAAATACTTGAAGAGCAAGACCAAATTAAACAGTCCCTTGAAGCTGACGGTGTATCTAAAGAGCAAATTCTACAGTTAGAAAACACACAAAATACAGTTGTTATGTCCAGGACATTTCAAGCGGCTGTAGAGCGTTCTTTTGAAATCAATGGCACTGCCGCAACTTACGAGTTGATTGCTGACTTAAAGATGAAAGCGGCACAATCAGAAGGCATCGATTCTTCCGCAGTAGATAGCTTGTTAAACACTACAATGACTGGACTTGTTGCAATATCTACAGCACAAGAAAAAGAGCAAAAAGATTTTCTTACAAACATTTATCACGGTCTTTACAGGGATATTATCTTAGAGAAATTTAATATCAGAGATGCTGTAAATAATCCTGAACACCCCTTCCATGAATTAGATGGTACAAGACAAGGGACTTTGTTTACATTAGGCGTTTCCAGTACAAAGCAAATTAGTTCTGAATTAGAAACAGCTAATACTGCTGTGTACAATAATGCTTTAGCAGACCTTCAAAATCCTGAAGTAGCTGGTTTTGACAATATTCAAAGGTCTATGAGATTAATAAACAGTCTTGTAGATGAGAATGCATTGGGTGGTAATAGTTATAAGCTTGGTGTTGAAGCTAGGGCTGAGTTTGCAAAAGCAGAACAATATTTTCTAACTCAAGGAGGAATGAAGCAAGGTTCTTTCATTCAAAGTGAGTTAGGCCCGATGTCTAGTTTTACTCATCCTCCAAGTTATTATAACAACGAAACATATATTGCTGGTTTAGAAGCGCAAGGTGTTATTGGAGAGGGTGCTTACTTCTCAACTAGAAAAGAATACATAAATTCAGTTGAAGCTTATTCAAAGCTGTACGAAACACGTTTTGACAACTTAAGACTTGCTAATAAAGGAACGCAAAAAGCCCTTAACAATATCATGCCAAGTGCCGCAGAAATGACGGCGATGGTGGAAGCCAATGGCTTTGACAAGGTAATTGTTAATGGTGGATTGGTTGACTTTAACTTGTTGTCAAATGATGAAGCTGTTTATGAAGCTAGTGTTGATGCTGTAGCGGCATTTGCAGTTGAAACAGACGGCCTACTTCACCCAGAAGCAAAAGTTTTATTTGAGAACGCTAAGAATACCCCCGAAAATGCAAACAGGGCTTTGCAAATAATGGGTCAGTCTATGTCAGCTATTCGTGCAAAAAATGAAGGTGAGCGTGAGGAGTTTGTGGAAGCTAGGTTTTATAGAAACTTAGACATGGACACTGTTCAGTTTTTAAGGGCTATTGACCGTGTAGGTGTTGAAAATGCTATGAAAGCATATTCTGTTGCACCTAACATGAACAGAAATGCAAGCGGTATTGTAGCGAATGAAAAATACGGTGGAGAAAATTTTGATACCGTATTTCAAAAAGCGTTTAGTGAAGCTGTTGAAGCAGAGGGTTTTCTTAAGTTTTTTCAACCGGGCATTACGCCAGAAGATAATCAAATGCTTTATCAAATGGCAGGTGAAGCTGGCGAAATGAATATTGAGGATGCTATTATTGCAGACCCTGTTATTGAACGCACTATAAAGGAAATGTTTAATAACACTATGATGAAACACCCGATGGCTGTGGGAAAAGAAGTAGTCAGGGATGTTTTGGGTCAAATTGGCAAAAGAGTTGGTTTTCAGAAAAATCCTGATACAGGTGAAATAGAACTTAGAAAAGACCCTATATTGCGTGTTGCACAAGCAACAACTGGCAATACAGGAATTACTCTAAAGCCCGAAGATATTGACAACGATATTAAAGACAAGATTTTTGCTAATCCTGAGTTGTTTAAAGAAATACCAAGATTAAGAGAAGAGCTTGCTAATGTTGGTCAAGACATGGTTGCTGGTGGTAGGCCAGCACCTACTCTTCATTATATAGCAAATGAAACATACGGTGGTCAGTCTACCTATACAGTTGTTTTAAAAGATAGCTATGGAAAGGTTCGTGAACTTTTTCCTGCATATAGCTTTAACTTTAAAAACACCAAAGCTTTTGGAGATGATTTAAGCCAATCTGCTTATAGTAAAGCTCTTTCTTCATTAACATCTGAGCGTTCAAAGCGTGTTTGGTCTGCTATTGGCGTTATGGATCAAACAATGATTAACTCTGTGTTTCGTCAAGTAGAAAGAAGAAGAAACGATAGAAGTCTAAATGGTTTGATTAGCATATATAATCAAACATTCGGTGGTTATAAAATGAACTACTTGGACGATGCACCTCTTACAGAAACTGAGGTGAATGAGTTTATGGACATGATTGACCTATGGCGTCAGTTAGGCTGGTAGAATGAATAATATTGACTGGAAATTCATTGAAGAGCGTGAAGGGAACAAGCTAACGGGCTATGTCCCTAATGCTAAAAACAGTAAATCTGGTGTTACTATTGCTAGTGGTTTTGACCTTGGTGCTAGAAACTTGTCAGATTTGTCTGGTCTTCCAGAAGATATTGTAACTTTGCTAAAACCTTTTCTTGGCTTCAAGGGTGCTGAAGCACAGGAAATGGCAAAAAATTTAAAAGTAAGCCAATCTCAATCTGAGACTATAAATGAGTTTGCACATAAAAAAGCCGCAGAAGGGCTTGCATCTAAATGGAAAGCAAAAACAGGGCAGGACTTTGCGGAGTTGCCCAAAAACAAAGCAACAGTAATTGCATCAGTAGCTTTTCAATATGGTGATTTAGAAACAAAAACCCCTAACTTCTGGAGACAGGTAACAGAAGATGATTGGGGTGGGGCTATAAAAAATCTCCGTGACTTTGGTGACGATTACGACACCAGAAGAAACTTAGAAGCTGACTTTGTAGAATCAGGTATGTCTGAGACAGAGCTTGAATCAAAAAAAAAATTTGAACAAGAGTTAGCTAGAGACAAGCAATACGGCATACAAGAAGCCATGATATCTGGGGAAGAGGGCGGTTTAGGTTCTGCCCCAACCGCTGATACAGCACAACCTCCTAAAGAAGTCATTGAAGATTTAGATATTCCTGCTGAAACAGTAGAAACACTTCCTATAACTGAAGAGGTTATGGAAGAGCCTAATATTCAAGAAGTTCCTCAAGACAGTAGTTTATCTGAAACACTGCCTACTCCTGGTGATATTTATGGTGGATACACACAGCTTTATGGAAATGGCGAACAATACGGCCAAAGAATACCATCTAAGTTAAATGAAGCAGATGAGTATGATTATCGTGTTTTTGATGAAGATGGCTGGGATGTATGGGGTGCTGCTTTTAGACAGCACAACTTTATCCCCTCTCTTGTCAGAATGATTAGTGCTACTGATTCAAAGTATCAACCTGTAGCAGATTACGACCCATTCCAAGACAAAGAGTTAATTAACAAGGTGGGTAGTGACGGTACTTGGAGATTTAGAAATTCCAAATCGCCAGCAGAGTCAACGATGCTTTACAACAGAATGCAAGAAGATGCAGAAGACATGATGCTTCTAAACTCTACGCCCTCTGTTAGCAAACAATTGATTGCTGGATTAGCAACGCCAACTACATTTGCTCCCATTGCTCCTTTAAAGGTATTGCAAGCGGCAAATAGAACTAGACGTTTTGTTGGTGGTGCGGCATTTACAGCCGCTTTGACTGCACCAGAACAGTTGCTTATTGATAGCCAGAACACACAAAGAGACACTAGCCATACTGCAATAATATTAGCAGGGGCTAGTTTGTTGGGAGGTGGTTTATCAGTTGCTTTTGGCAAAGCACCTAAGATTATTCCACAGGAACAAAAGCTATTAACAGATAAAGTTACTGTTGACGGTAGCGGATTTCCTGATGGTGGTGAAGCACTTTACAGGCCTGCTGGTGCTGGAATAAGTCCTGAGAGAGCAAGACAAGCCGCTTATTCTCAAATGGAAAAAGAAGCTTTGGTAGAAACTGGTATTGGCATTGAGAAAATAGGTTGGAATCCTGTTACCAGAATGTTGCAAAGTGAAAACCCATTTGTCAGAAACCTTGCTGTAGGCATGGTAGATGTTGGTGGAATGATGCAAAAAAAGGTTACAGACCTTGGGCTTGAAATGGACCAGTCTGTAGAAACAACCTTTAGAACCACATATTTGTCAAAACTGTTAGATAGCGTAAGAGCTTCTGATGAAGCTTATCTTGCATATAGAAATATTTCTGTACCAAAGACAGATGCTGGTCGTGCTGTAACAATGATGAAAACAAAAGTTACAGATATGGTAAAGGGTGGTGATTCTCTAGGAGAAGTTCAGTTTAGGCATCGTGTCGGCATGGCTATGCGTAGAGGTGATGTGGATGAAATGAATGATGCGGCATCACCTTATGTAACAAAAGCCGCAAAAGAGTACAGAAAGACTTTTAACTTCATAAAGAAAGAAGCTGAATCTGTAAGGTTGTTTGAGCGTGAGTTGCAAAAACAAATAGATGAAGCTGTAGAACCGGGTCTAAAAGCTGAACTAACTGAAAAGCTAAAAAAGCTTAGAGAGCAAGGCGTTACCGCTAATAATGCTGTAAGCTATCTTCCTAGAATATATCGTGTTGATAAGATTATGGATAATCAACAAGGCTTTTTATCTATTGTAGAAAATTATGCTAGAAGAAGTTTACGTTTAGATGCTCAAGCGGCTAAAGCTTATGCCAATGATGTATTAGACACTGTTACACACAGAAGGCCTTATGTGGATTTAGAGGGTGTTAGTGATAACCTTGATTGGATTAAAACGCCATCTGGCGCACAAGCTAGAACATTAGGTATTCCTGATGATTTGTTAGAAGAGTTTCTTGAGAATGATGTAGAAACACTTCTGCGTCATCATGTTAAGACTATGGGCATGGATATTGAACTGACCCGCAAATATGGCGATGTTAGTATGTCAGGCGTTTTAAATGACATTACTCAAGAATACAGCGACTTAATAAAAAAAGCATCAAATGCAAAAAAGCGTGGTGAGCTTAAAAAAGCAATGGAAGCAGACCTTCGTGATATTCGTGGTTTGCGTGATAGATTGCGTGGTACATACGGTGCATCTAAAGACCCTCATGCCTTGTCTAGCAGATTTGTAAGAAACATGAAGTCTATCAATACACTTGCTGGAATGGGCAGTGCTGTTGTGTCTTCTGTCCCTGATGTTGCTAGGCTTGTTATGGTTGAAGGCTTTGAAAATGCTTATTCAAAAGGGTTTTCCACATTATTTAACAGACAAGCAAAATTAGTTCGTCAATTGAGCAAAAAAGAATTAGACCAAGCGGCTATTGCTGTAGACGCAACTCTTGGCTTAAGAAGCCATGCTATGTCTGATTTGGGTGACTTGTTTGGTTCAAGATACACTATTGAAAGAAAGCTAAACCAAGCAACAGGTATGTTCTTTTTGTTTAATGGTTTGAATATATGGAATCAGGCACTTAAAGAAATGGCTGGTAACATGACAATGTTAAGAATGACTGAAGGTTTAATGAAACCTTGGTCAAAATTAACAAAAGCGGAGCAAGAAAAGTTTTTAAAGAATGGCATTGGTCAGCAAGACCACATGCGTATGCAACAGCAAATACGTCAGTTTGGTAGGCAAGAAGGCAAGGAATGGCTACCTGAATCAGAAGCATGGACTGATGCCACAATGAGATTGAAGTTTAGAAACGCTCTAAATCAGAATGTAGAACGTATAATTATAACACCTGGGGCTGGTGATAGAGCCTTATGGACATCTACTGAGTTTGGGTCAATGCTCACTCAGTTTAAGTCTTATGGTCAGGGGGCTATGGTAAGAATGCTTACTGCTGGCTTGCAAGAAAAAGACGGTGCATTTTGGCAAGGTGCATTTTTGATTGTTGGTTTAGCTGGGATTATAAACGAAATTAAAAGATTACAGTATGGTATTGATTCTGATGAGGATGTTGGAACAAAGCTAATAAACGCTATTGACAGGTCTGGCATAGGTGGATGGTTTACAGATGTTAATAATGCTATTGAAAAGATTAGTGACCATAAGTTAGGTATGCGTCCTTTCTTTACTGACCAGCCACAGTATCAAATGCCTTTTGGAGCAAAAGCTGGTGCAGTTGCAGGACCTACAGCAAGCAATTTAATTAATATGGCAGACGTTGCTTCTGATGTTGTTACATTTAATGCAGATGAAAAAACCTTAAGAAACTCTAGGTTTTTCTTTCCAACGGGCAATTTATTTTACTTAGACCCCATATATGATGGAGTTTTTGGGGAAGGTAATGTGAATAGACAGCAAACTGGCAATAGGGAATAGATAAAGTATGGCTACTATAGAAATTGCAGATAATGACGCTAGAGTCCAATACACACAGGCCGTTGTTGCTAGTACTACGCAATTAACGATTGATTTCCCATTCTTTGAC